GATGCGATGTGAAATTTAGCATCACCAGTAGTACCTGTCTTGGCAACTAATTCATCTAAGAAATCACCACAGATACCACACATGCGTTCAATCTTAGTGATGTAGTTGTCGAATTTTCTTATCTCTGATTTAGAAAACCCAACCCTATCCATAGGTGTATCATTAGGAATCACAGCACATTCAGTAATTTTATTGAATGTATTAATAGGAGCACCAGCTCTTGCCTGCATCTCAGCAAGAGAATCGCCAGTGTAGTGCGTATGGAACACTACTCCAATCTTAGATCTCCCAACTTGTTTACCAATATCGTGGTCAGTAGGGATGCCATAAGTAATAGTGTTTGGTCGAAATGTGTATAGTCTCTCTCCATCAACCACCTCTGTATTTACGGTAGAATCTGTATATAATAAATCCCCTTGGATAACTCCCTTGATACCCAACTTACTAAAGTAGCGTAGAGAAAACTTTAGTTTCTCAGCAAGGTCTCCAGAGTAATAATTATCAATTGCTTCTTCAGAAAAACAAGTCTTAGGTTCTGTCTTATTAAAGACTGACTTAGTTCCAACAAAGAACAAACCAGACAGAGGATCAACACCACAAACAACAGAAGGAGCACCATCCCATTTGGTTTGCATGAAACCACTGCTCTCCTGCTGACCCAACATCTTCCTCAGTTCCTTGAGAAATGATACTGCTGCCTTGCATCCATCAACGCCATAGTTCAGCATCTCATCTTCCAAGTGCTCTAGGTGCTTGAGTTGTTTGACGTTTGACATGACTTTATTGTACTCTAGTATGAGGTGCCTTGGGAGATTGATAGACGGTTTGCCAACTGGTTCAATCCATCAACTTCACATACACAGATGATTTATCAGTTTGAGAAGACGCATAAAGATATAGAGCTCTCATAATTTCATCACCCTTACCAGAAGTTGATATACAATCAAGTAATCTCAGACTCAACAATTTGGAATATCTCCAAGATTGATTTCTTTGGTATATTTCACCAAGTGCCTGAGTATCATCTTTTGGTAATCCAGATGCATTATACTTTTTAAGAAGTTCTAAAATGTCTTCCGAAATTTTTTTCTTGTAAGTTTTGTTTTTAGGATCACATGTCTGATGGAAAGGTTTATTATCCCATCCACTAGTAAGACCAGCGTAATTAACGTTTAAAGATTTTAATATAGTAATAGCACTACCACCACCAGCACGACCACCAGCAGCAGATGATGCTTTCAATTCTAACTGCCAAGATGCTGTTGTATCGCCAAAGTTTCTAGATTGGAACTTGTCATAACCACCATTATAGTAATAAAGATATGCATCCATAGGATAGTTATCTTTATTATCTTTTTTTGATGATGTCTTATAAACTAAGTCGTACTTTTTAAAACCATACTTAGATGCTTTTAATGCGCGAGCATCTTTACGGTAATTAAGAACCTGCATCTTAACTCTACCAGCAATTCGTTTCAAAGATACACCAATCAATTCCTTAGATTCATACTTTTCTTTGATAAAATTATTAATAGCATCTACAGTTTGTAAAGCATCAAGTTCAGACATATTAAGAGAGTTATCCACCATCCAAATGTCTGCTGGATTCCATTTATCTTCAGAAGAAAAAGATACTCTAATATTAGGATCGCTCTTCAGTTGAGCATTTACTTTTTGAAATGCTGCTTTGATTTCTTTATCGTCTGGTCCACCACCACGACAGAAAGTATATCTTCTACCTCTAGAATTTCTACCGAAGACATCCCAAAGTTTATTAGCACCTTTGATAGAAGAATGATGCCACGAAAGATCTAAAGCATCGCCATAGATTTGTTCTAGTTTTGTATCTTTTAAATCAATATATTTTGCTGCCTGTTGAAAATCTTCTTCGGAAATAATTTTAGTTGGATCTATATGTCCACCATAAACATAGAAAGCAAGAGCAGCATACAAACACTGAGCACACTCATTACGTTCTGTCTCTGTTGCGCCGCCGCCAGATCCACCACCTGCTTCTGGTTTTACTTCTACTCGAATAGATTTAGAAATTCCACCAACAACAATTGGAATATCAATCTGTTGATTGTCTCTGCTAGCAACAGCGTCTGAAAATGTTTCTGTTAAATTTCTAGTTATTCTATTAGCTGCTACTGCTCTACCGCTTTTAGGAACTAAAACTTTAATACCAAAGAAGATCTTTTTTCTCTTGTTTGCAGCATCACTAGGATCAACTGCAGTTTTAACATCATAGTTAAAATAAGCAAACTCTTTTCCTTGAGGATCAGCACCAGCTAATGCTTCTTGAACCTTACGGACTGCTACTTCCCACTGTCCTGTAATGTTTACCCTTCCTTGCTTAGACATAAAAAAACCTCCCGTCTAACTATTTAGAGGGGAGGTCGAGATAATCTTTTTCATTTTGATAGGGGTGCGTTTGTCCTGTCCATAGTCTATACCCTTCCTTGACTTCTGGCAAGAGCCACTGGTCCACACGAACACAATGCTCCCAGTTGACAGGGTGAGCACAACTCACCACTACAACAGAAAAGAATGCTCGTAGGTGGATCCAGAGACTGAACATTATCTGTCGCCAGCAGCACGAACTTCTGAGTTATGAACATTGAACTCACCACCTGGATAACGCTTCTTGAGTTTGTTGACGTTAGTTTCAATTACCTCATCGAAGGATATATCAAGTGCCATTGTAGCTTGAGCAACATACCACATAACATCACCCAACTCAATGATAAGATGCTCACGATTATCTTCGTTCCACGGTTTTCCTTGGAAGACCATTTTTTTAATGATCTCAAGGAACTCACCGCCCTCAGCATTAATTCCAACACCAGCAGTAAGAAGTCTCTCAATATTGGCACCTTGTCGATCAAGATCCCCGATACGATCAGCAAAGTCAACAAAGTTTGTAGAAGCCTCTGAAGTAACTGCTGAAACAAATTCTTCATAGCGTTCAAATTTAATAGTCATACATTCCACTCAGCAAATTTAGATAGTCGGTTTTGTGTTTGTGCAAATTGTGAGAACTCTTCACCAGGGTTCTCTTCATTAATGTTGATGTCAGAAGCATCCTCCGCTACATCATACAGCCTCATCTTGGATCTGTCAATTCCCACCATGAATTTTCGTGAGGCAGCGGTTTCGTTGTATCTGTTCTTAAGTTGTTTGACCATGATGCGACCCTGTTGTTCAAGCTCATCAGTACTGATAAGAGCAAACATAAAGTCAGCAGTGGCAGGCAAACCAAAAGACTCAGAAGTATCGGTAAGGTCAGGGTCACTATTGCCATAACCACTACGAGTAGTTTGAGTAGCTGTGACAATAGGAACATTACATTCCACAGCAAGACCCCGAAGCTCCTCAGCAATCGCTTTAACATACGTGTAAGAATTGACAATCGCACCTTTATACCTCGCTGATGCACAGATGTTTAGATAATCAATATAGATTATATCTGGTTTGAAATCTCTCTTGAGAGACAGATCACTTATGAGTGATTTAAAATGTCCAGCATGTGCTGATGCTGTGGGATACTCTTTGATAATAAGTTTGCCTCTAGTCTTCCTAGAGATCTCTTGAACTTTAGAATTGAAGATAACTTCAGGTAGTTCAGCAATATCTTTGATAGAAACATTTAAAAGATTCGCGTCAATTCGTTCAGCAATTTTCTCCTCTGCCATTTCACATGTAATATAGAGTACGTTCCTCCCCTGGGTGAGTGCGGCACCAGCGCAATGGCACATGAATAGAGACTTGCCGACACCCGTTCCAGCAAGAGCGACACTGAGAGTCTTGTTAGAGATACCACCTTTAGTAATATAGTTAAACTTTTCCAGATCAAAGGGAACCTTCTCTTCTTTGCGGTGATAGAATTCATAGCGGTCTTTTGCTTGTTCAATGTAATCGTGTCCTATGTGTTCGTCGAACGATACTGCCAAGGCTTCTTGTAAGATACCTGGGATCGCATCCTTTGATATTTTTTTATCGCCTCCATCTGCGATCTTGATCGAGGACATAAGGGCGAGATAGATTGCTCTGTCTTGACACCACTTTTCGGTTGCGTCGAGGAGCCACTCGTAGTCAACCCACTCATCGGTAAGTCCTCGTATTGTCGATAACGAATCTCTGAACGTTTCGTCAGTAAGATCATTACGATTTTGGAGATTAATCGATAAGACTTCTTGAGTAGGAACTTTGTCATACTTACCAGCGAAGTCAGCGATCTCTTCAAAGATAACTTTCTCATGATACTCCTCAAAATAATCTGCTCTTAGGAAAGGGACTACCTTACGATAATACTCTTCAGTGAAGATGAGATTACGTAAGATAGTTTGTTGAATGCGCTCAGTTGCCATAGGAGAATTCTTGCTGTGCTGCTTCTTCAAGTTTAACCATTACTTCTTCAGTGAAGTACTTTTCAGGGTCTGCGAGAATCGATTTAGGATAAACAGAAGAACCATCAATCTTAATACGATTGCCAACACGCTCAAAGACTCCGTATCGTTCACCCAGTTCCAGTAGTCCGTAATACTTGTCAAGTCCACGTTCGTCAAAAAATAAACGTGTCTCAATTTTACTACCTTCTTTTGTTAAACGAGACTTCTTTGCCTCACACTTGATGATGTTACCTACTAATTCAGTACCATCTTTCTCTTTCTTTTTACCAAGATAAATGATTGTGGAAGCAGCATACTTAAGACCTGTTCCTCCGCCCATTTCTTTCATCGGAACATAAGAACCGATAACATCATATGTATGGTTGGTAACAATCATAGGAACAGATGCCTGTCCTAGTTTGAGGGTAAGCACACGAAAGGCACCCTTAATTAACTGACTCTTAGTCATGTCCCTGACCTGCTTGTCATTAGCAACATCTTCCATCTCCTTAGATGTTGAAAGCATACCAAGAGAGTCTAACACAAATAGCATAGGAACCCTCTCGTCTTTAGGTTCTTTCACATACTTGTCTAGGATACGACAAGCTTGTGTCCTGAACTCTTCGATCGTTGCAACAGGCATGATGATCATACGTGAACTGTCAATGCCACGAGTCTCAATCATATCACGCGAGATAGCAGATTCAGACTCAAAATAAATGACTCCACCCGTAGGATTATCAGCAAGGAAATTACTAACGACGCTGAGAGCAAAAAAAGTCTTGCCAGTGCTTGATTCTCCTGCCAAGGCAGTAACCTTATTGGAGGGTAGACCCCCAAACAAAGAACCACTAACCAAGGCATTAAAGATGTAAGAACCAGTATCAACGTAAGATGTAATGTCGCCAGCAGCAACCCCTTCACTAACACGACTAGCAAACTCATTGCCACTATCCTTAATTACAGAATCTAAGAATCCCATTTTTCTACATTTTCCTCGTAAAAGTTTACATAATTATAAGACTGCTTCATGAGTTTAGAAAACCCAATAGCAGTTTTGTAGTCCTCAAAGCACTTAATGTCCTCTGGTCCTACTTGACCGACAAGATGGTTAGTCCATGTCACAACAAAGATTCTCTTGCTCATCCAAAGAAACTCGTAATAGTAATGGTTTTCTCGTGTTGCCACCCGACACAGTATAGCACGTTTTTGAGTGGTTCGAGAAAAGACTTTTCAAATTGTGTTTGGTAGTCTACATACTTCTCGATACCAAACTCCTTGGGCAACTCACCAAAGAAACTAATCACATTCTCATGCAACGGGTTTGGTGTCTTGAGATACATGAACTTGATCTTTTCACCTTCTTGAATAAGTGGATGCTTGTTCTCTACCTTATGCTTTTTGACATAATAGTTATAGAGTAGAGCACCTCTTACCGCAATGGGGGTTCCTTTCTGATAGATTTCATGTGGGTGTCTATATTTCGCAAGGTTGTTAACTCCTCTGGGGAAAGCGACTTCTTCGTAAGGTCGCAGTCTAGTCTCTGCTCGCACGACATTGATGAAATCGATAAGTTCATCATTTGTTTTGCCGATAATAATCTTAAACGCTGCATATAACTTATCCCTAAAGTACGCTGGAGTAGAAGACCTCGCAGTCTCAAGACCCATGATTTTCATCTTGGGCTCATTATATCTAACTCCTTCACTGTCCCATACGTTGAGAATGTAACGCTTCTTCGCAGTCCAGATACCACGGTCAGCAATATTCTCACGCTTCATACTCATCTTTTGTTCATACGCCGAAACGTAATTCGCAAGTTCCTGATAAGAGGATTCGATGAATGGTTCCAACTTGTCTTCGCAGATCTTATCAAGTATCGAAACAATTGCTGCTTTATCGCCAGACTTATTAGCAAAAAATTTATCAACAAGAGGTCCAAGATTAAGATAGATCGAGTCGGTATCGCTAGCGATGACATAATCTACCTTCTCTGTTTTTAAAAGAGTATTTAGATACTCATTCATCTTGTTCTCAATCCACCTGATAGAGACCTGACCAGAAAGAGTAATAGCCTCAGCATTAGCAAGACGAAAGTATCTGAAGTGTTCGTTGCCGATAGCACCATAAGCAGAGTTCAAAGAAATCTTCTTTGCCATCTGGATATTATTACAGCGAGCAATCTCTTTCATGAGTTCGACAGTAGGAGTTTTCTCATACTGTTGCTTTGCCTTGATCATTCTCTTCTTGAAAATGACACGACTGTCATACATCTTCTTCATCATCTGAGGAAGAAACCCATGCTTCTCTTTTGTATACTGAGCACCATTGGCACACACAGCATACTCACCATCAATCTCTAGTTCTTTATCAAGTATCTTATCAACAGTTGCTGTTGAATGTCTCTTGTCGAGTAGTGTCTCGGGCGAGATGTTGTACTGCATAATGAGATGAGGATACAGAGAGTTGAGATCAAAAGACACCACCCAATCATAGAATCCAGGTTTCGGTTCCTTAACATAAGCACCAGCATACTTCTCTGTTTTAGTTGCGCTTTCCTTCTTTGGAGGAATAGCAATCTTACGCCTAAGCAGTTCACAATAGATGTAGTTGTCCCACATACGAACCTGTGAGAACACATCCTCATAGTTCACCTTAGCATCATATGCCATGGTGTATGCGAGTTCAACTAACTTCATCTTATCATCTAGTTGATCCACCAGACGAACGTCATGAATATTGTATTCAATAAATTTCTGCCAGTCTCCCTCGTAGAACTCTTTGAATGTGTCAAACTCTGAGTGATCTAGTTTCTTAGATCCGAGTTCAACAAAAGCAATATGGTCCAGACGATATGATTCTTGGTTAGTGTAAGTAAACTTCTTATACAACTCAAGGTAATCAAGTTGCGAGATGCCAAGCATATCGATAGAGAAGTTCTTACGACCTTTGATAAAGATCTCACGTTGCGACACAAGTTTCCAAGGCGACAACAGTTTCACAAACTTCTCACCCATAATACGATTGATACGATTATGGATGTATGGCATATCGAACAGTTGACAGTTCCACCCTGTAACCACGTCAGGATAATTCTCCTGCCAGAAATCAAGGAAGGCACCCATCATGCTCTCTTCAGATCTGAAGTGCATGTAGTCAACCATCTTGTCCTGGTTGTTAAAAGGACGAGCACCAAAGACCGTTATACGACCCGTGAAGGAGTCCTTGATACTGATAGCAAGAATCTCTTGGTCTGCCGTCTCGATGTCAGGGAAACCATTCTCAGCAGCAGTCTCGATGTCAATAGTAAAGACACGAATCTTGCTGCTATCAAACTTCAGTTCCTCTTCAGGATGCTGCTCCGCAATATACTGATACAGGAAACGAGAGTTTCCATAGATGTCAAAGTCATCTACCTCTTTGTATTGTTTTATAAACTCACGAGCATCATTAATAGAACCAAACTTATGTGGTTCTACACAATCACCTTCTAGTGTTTTCCACTCAGAATAATTCTTACTAGGCAAGTACATCGTGGGGTTGAAAGGAACCCTCACGCTATAGCGATTGCCATTCTCATAACCACGGACAAGCAGACGATTGCCTGCTTGCTCAACACTAGTGTAAAACTTCATTCAAGAGATTCGATATAACGAGCAAGGAGTGCCTTGCTTGGATTAGTCACAACAGTCAGGTCAGAAGACCTAACGTTGAATTCACGTTCAGCAGCATGAGGAGCCCATTGATTTATCTGACCTTCACAGTCTACCACATAGGGTTCGATCATCCACACGTCAGGGTCACCTGGTAAGGTGTCCCCCTCAGCAGGTTCTACCTGAGCGATGATCCACTCATTCTGCAGCTTGATCAGGTTCGCTGTTATCTCCATTAGTCTCCTCTACATCATAGAATAATTGATCTTCAGTAATTCCAAAATTACCAAGTTCCGTAACAAAATTACTAAGAATATTATTATCGGGATAAGTAACAGCAATCAAATGCTCACCAGGAATTTTAAACTCCTGAACTGGTGTAAAAGGACACCAACGAGTATACTGAATTGGCAAAGTTCCATCTTCGTTTTGATCTCCCAAGGACAAAACATAAGGATAAAGAAGTCTATATCCAAGTACTTTATCATCATCGCCTTTAATGTCACCAAAAAGACAAAGAAGTGTTTCGTTAGTAGTTAATTTTACAACACGAACATTATGATTCGTCTTCAGTTGTGGTGTTTCCGGGGTCTGTTCCGTCATTTTGCTTTGCTCGTTTTTCTGTGATTTTATTTTCATATGCTTCCTGTAGTCCAGGTTCTGGATTACTAATTGTCATGATACAATCGTAAGGCATCTTGTATTGCCAATCTGAAGAATAAGGATTCCACTTACTGAACTTGATTTGATATTCCATACCATACTGTTCAGTAAGGTATTGAGGATTACCGCCATCAAGATTCAATACATATGGTTCCTCCATGAGAAGACAGACACCTTTTTTGTCTTCGCCTTCACCATCAAAGATTTCTTTCAGTTCAGCAATAACACGATCGCCAGTTTTCAAAGTTAGGATTGATACTGCCATAGTTATTATGAATTCTTTCTAAGTTTAGCATTAAAAAAAGGCACCGTCAAGTGCCTTTCGTTTTTATTTAGAACCAAGTCTTTCGTTTCTGTTTCTCTGGTAGGTTCTTAACCAGAATAACTGTGAGAAGACCGTCTTCAAATTTTACTTCTTCCACTTCTACATCATCTGCCATTTGCCAGTTGCGAGCAAAGGTTCTGTATGAGATTCCCTTATGAGAATATTTACGTTCTTTATCTGGTGGTGCTTTATTAGCAGATACTGTTAGAACATTTCGTTCTGTTGTAACTTCAATATCTCCTCCTGAAAATCCTGCAAGAGCGACTTCCAGCAGGGTTCTGCCATCATGTCCGTCCACCACATTGTACGGTGGGTAATTAGATCCACCTCCTGCAATAGCTTCAAGTCTGCTGAATGTTTCATTGAATCCGATTGAGTAGGGAGTATAAGTTTCCCAGTTGATATTTACCATGTCCTTTAATAAGCGACGTTAACTCTAAGACCCCGAAGGCATCTTGGCGTAAAAGGGGGGTGTCTCCACCCCGAACCTCTCACAGTATTATTTAACGATAACCGTTTATACTTTAATAACGGTTTTCCTTATTAAAGATTGCGGTTTACTCTACCGTAGTCTTCTTACGACCGATATTATATTTGGATTCAAGTGTCCATTCACCTTTCTCTCTGAAAGATAGAACTTTAATTTGATTCAAAGGAGCAAGATCAGTAATTGCTTCAATGTTAACAACAGAAATTAATCCCCAATCACTAAGCAATTGGATGATACGATTACGACGCTGGACATCATTCAATGACAAGTTAGTATTCTTACCGTCAAGAGCAAACAACTCTTTGAAGTGAACAATATAATACTTACCTTGTTTATGTAAAATGTGACAGGACTGATAGATCTTTTTTTCTTTACGAGAAGCAACACCAATACGTGTTAGAGTTTCCCTAACTTTAAGAAAGTCATCTGGTTCACCAAGAACCACTTCGACCATATCAGTTTGTTTCCACTGGATTATAGTTTCATCATTCATGTTCTTCCACCTTTATTCAATACCTTGGTAATATGATCTAACTGATCCTTGGTAAGAATCCTGAGTGCCTGGAGTGCTTTATCGTCATTATAACCATAATACTCTTTAACTACTTCAAGATAATCAATAGAATCTTTTCGTGCCCAAGGAGAGAAACGCTTCCTCGGTTTCACACTATTTAGTAAAAAGTCATATTGCAATTTCTTTGGTAGATGAGAATTTTTATTCATCTCATTTACGTATAAGATAGTATCAGTGAAAGAAGACAAGCACCTGTTAACAATATAAGGAGGATACCCTCGCTCACCATCAGCGTCATCATTTAGGATACTTTTTTTCGATTGGTTAATTGAGTACAAGTAGTCTTTCAATTGATACATTATTAAATCCAGTCAGGTTTGTGGTGTGGTAATCGTAGGTAGTTATCTTTTACCCAAGGTTTAGATGCAATATACATCTTATAAGCAGTGAAGATATCAATGCTTGTATCATACTTATACTCGTCAGGTCCTGCAAAGACAAAAGGAGTATGGTCATCCAATGATACTTTGGGAATGATTTCGTCAGCAGCAAGGAGAGTCAAGAAACAAGTATGGACTTTGCCATATCGTGCTGCATACTCCTCACATAAAGCAAACCCATGCTGCAGCAACCAGCGAGCATTGGATACGGTCTCGTTTGCCCACTTAGTGCAGGGGTGATTACGGAATGCTCCCTTGTCCGTAGCATAGGGATTACCGTCTGCCTTAGGTATTGTGCCATAACCATGACCCCATTTGTCTGAGCAAACAATAGAAAGCATCTGACAAGTCTCTAAAGGCATCTTGACGATGTGCTTGTCAGGAAGAACCCGTGCTGATTTATAAGGAGACTCATCAGTGACAAAGATGTTCATTTAAATACAGCGGTTACACCAACAATCTTAGCGGTAGGATTTCTAGCAAGAGCAGTTTGTCTTGCTTCTTCATAATTACGAGCAATGACCTGCTCCTTAAACACGGTGCCCGATACGTAGAGGGTGACTTCACATTTCATAGTTTGCTAGGACGAGTTCCTTGCGATCTGCTTGATCTGTATTATAACTCCCCACGCTCCTCATGGTGTAAGTGTGTGCAAATTCAGCAGCTGTCCACCCCTTCTTAAAGCGATCCCGGATCAGTTGCGTTGAATTGTATGACACAAGTTGAGGACCGATAAAGCGATCACAGATAGCAGCAAACCCATCATGATCAAATCCTTTATGCATATTTCCTTTCTTACCATAGAGATTAGAACCAATCTCATAAGGAGGATCTAGATAAGTAAAAACATCTTTACTATCGGTAAGTAGTTCTTGATATCGAAGATTTGTAATCTTCCACTTCTTAATCATCAAGGAGTAGTCTGGAAGTTTATCAATGCCTCGCATCGAGAAATTGCTCTCTGACGCTTGCTTGCTGAAGGAACTGGATTCAGTGAGACCAGAAAAAGAGCACTTATTAACAACGTAAAAACTAACAGCACGAAATACATCGGATATCTGATCATCGTTCACTTTCTCCTTGGCGTCTAAAAATAATAGTTTTGCTGATACTGGTTCTGGATGACGTTGCTTAAGTTGAACTAACTCATCATGAAGTTCTTGTCCTTGATCCTGAAGCACTCGCCAGAAATTATAGAGGGGTTCATAAAGATCATTCACCCAGATGTCTAGGTGTGGATATCGTTTACCAATTTCCAATGCCACAGAACCACCACCAATAAATGGTTCGTGGTAATGAGTACAATTTTTTAGGTCAGGAATATACTGAAAGAGTTTACTCAGGGCACGACTCTTCCCGCCTGGGTATCTCAATGGTGTCTTTAATGACTTCAATGTCTGGGGCATGGTATTTAAGGTATTCACGAAAGATCATTTTCATTTCACGCTCTGTCATTCCACAATGAGCAGCAGCATGGGGTAGGTTCATTGTAGCATGAAACAATGCTTCATTTGCTTCCTGAACATTCTCTGGTGTAGTTTTTACTTTTGATGTATTCCCATTGTCTCTCTGGTTCTTTTTCGAGTCGCTCATACATTTCCTCCATCATAATAATTTTAGGTTCTTTCTCAATAAATTTGAGTAGTGTCATCGAAATTCACAACTCATCATAATCTCTGTCAGACATGCCAACATGTTGATCTCTTGATCAGGAACAATAGTAATGTCTTTCATATACTTAGCGATGATAAGAACAGCTTCAGGAATAGAAGCAGGTTTCAATACACCATACAAACTATCATAAACCTTACGCATCACCATACTGGGATCGTTATCAAGATGCTGAACTACCCACTTCTTTACATTAGTAAAGTCTTTCTTCTTCAGAGATGTAAGTAGAGTATCCAGATTAACATCTGCAACGTCAACCAAGATAGCAGAAGTAATACTCCCTGTGGCAGCATAACGCTGGCACTCGTTAATGAGACGACGCCAATCAGGATAATACCTCTTGACAAGTTTCGCGAGAACTTTATCTTCATACTCAACATTCTCATTTGTTAGAATAGTTTTGAGACGAGTAAAGAATTCTCCCTGAAGTTGAGTAGACTGCTCAGGTTTGATTCTAAAATCAACGACTGTACAACGTGAGTGTAACGGTTCAATAATTTTATTGATGAAGTTACAGGTAAAAATGAAACGGCAGTTGCCATGGAACTCCTCCACAGCAGTCCTTAGAGACAGTTGAACATCATTGGTGGTGTTGTCTGCCTCATCGATGATGACCACCTTGTGGGATGCTCCAGACGTGAGAGAGACAGTCGTAGCAAACTGACGGACACGGTTCCTCACGGTGTCTAGGAAGCGTCCCTCATCAGATCCGTTGATCACGATGTAAGAGGCACCGATCTCCTCACACAGTGCCTTAGCAACAGTGGTCTTGCCAACACCTGCTGTGCCGGTCAAGAGCAGGTTAGGTAGTTCGCCCTGGTTGACGAAACCCTGAAACACTTCTTTAGTGCTAGCAGGAAGGATACAATCTTCAACAATACTGGGGCGGTATTTCTCCACCCACAAAAATTCTTTGCTCATAATTAATTAGTGTAAACGGAATTCAAAAGAATACGACTCTTGTGTTTTGACGGAGAATGTCCTGTATGAACATAGTTCCCATCAAATACTAGCAGACGATTTGGCAAAGGGTCAATAGATTTCTTGATCTCATAATTTTTTGTGTAATCTATGTCATTGGCATTTACAACTTTCTTATCGTAAATTAAAGTATTGCCATCACTCTCATTCATATAAAGAATTGCCGAAACAAAACTATGATGATTCATATCAATGTGATATGGATGTCTATAATTTGATGGATTGTATGTAGTCAAATCATACCTGGCACGAACAATAGTTTTACATTTAACTTTTTCCTGAATAGAAAAAAGAGCAGGTAAAGTTATCCACGATTCTTTAGTTTCTTGAATACTATACTTTTGTATAGAATTAAAAATTGTGAAACTAAAACCATACGAATTATCATCTGAAAGTTCTTTCATCGCAGTAATGTTAGGAAAGAAATTCCAAGCAAAGTTAGGTGATGTAAGTAAATCTCTTAAAGAATCAAAGTATGGTTGTGGTAAAAAATTGTCGTAAACTTCAATCATCCTAATGGTCGTGTAAATGATTTAGATACGATGTCCTTGGCACTGAACATCATTTGCATATACTCCATACCTTTCTTAGGTTTGGTATGCTCACCACAGGTAAAGATATCGCAGACTGCCATACCTTTCTCTGGCCATGTGTGAATACTAATATGACTTTCTGCTAGCATCGCCACACAAGTTACACCTTGCGGATCAAACTTATGTGAGTTGATGGATAGCAGAGTTGACTTACATTTTTTAGATGTAGTGTACACAATATCTCGGATGAACTCTTCGTCATTTAAGAGATCAACATTACACCCTTTCAGTGTAAAGAGAATATGCTTCACGCTGGTTCAAGGGCAATGTAATAAGTCAGGTCAGTGTTTACGTTAGTCCACTCTGAAATGAGGTGTTGAGATACTTTGACTGTATAATCACCTGGGAGAAGACGAATGTTTTCAATCTTAAGATCAAGAGTATAGGTGCCAGTAGTAGAACCTGCCACGGTGATATCGTAAGTATTGCTGGTATCATTCTCTTTGTCCCTAAGGATAAGTTTAATCTCATCATGACCTTCGATTGATTGGAAGGTAAGATCAGGTAGACTGTAGACAGCAGATGCTTTCTGTAGAGCAATCAGATCTTCACCAGTCAAACTGAACTGAAGATCAGAACCAGGAAACTTTACGTTTTTTTCTGGAGCAGACTTGAGCGTAATCTCTGGATCAGAAAAGAAATAGCGAGCAGACTGACGACCGCCACGGATGCTGACAAAATTTTCGTTGTCAAACTCAAGCTGAGGGTCGCTAAACAAAGAGATCCCAGAAAGGAACTGACTAAGATCATAGATAGCGAAGTCAACTGGAAAGACTTCCTCGCCAGTAAACTTTGCGAGGATGTTCTCTGCATTAGAGATAGTTCTAACCGTGGATCCTTTACGGAAGACAATAGAGGAATTGATAGTGCTGAAGTTTTTGAGAACATCTAGTGTTTTTCTAGAAAGAATAACTTTACTCATTGATTGTAGATTTCCGTGGTTTGAGATTTGTCAGAGAAGTGGAGCAGCAGCAATGCGTAGTGAAGGATCTTAATGATATCACGACGGGCAGTGCCCTTACGATCGTAGCGTGAAGCATACTTGAGGATGTTGCTACGGCAGAATGCCTCAGCGTCTCCACATGCTTCAATTAGATCTAACGTTTGAATGCTGTCGTTACCAGCAGAATAGTGTTGTCCATAAGTTCCAGCAATGTAATCACTCAGCTCTTTCAACAGAGCATCTTCATTGTATTTTTTCGCCATTCAGTTATCCCAGATTAAGCGTAGATTACTATGGTAGCACTCTTGAACCTTGCCGTCAAGGTCTTTGACAAACAACTTCAAACCATTGCCACCCATAATTTTTACAGTTTTACGATCCTCACCATCTTCGATGATGGCAAGGTTGTTTACGTATCCATGAAGTTGTTTAGTATGATGCATTTTCCTCCTCCTCAGTTTGAACGTCAGCATCAATCTTATCATACAATTCGATGAATGATTGACGAGTCTCATCATCGAAACGATTTACACATACCTTGATCGCCTTCATACGATCACTCCAGATAGCATAAGCACGAATGATGTGGACCAGACGACGGGTAGAAATAACCTCATCGATACCACCATCAGCAAATGTCTTACGAATAATGTCTGCCCAGTTAGCAAGATTCTTACAGAAGTCTTCGTCATGCTTACCTACAGAAGCAGCAACACGTAGCAGAATCTTGCTCTCAGTAGCAGGAGTAGGATACTCTTGCTCAAAGGTCAAAGCAAAACGCTCAAGAAATGCTTCGTTCAGAACGTTAGTGCCAATAAAGCGACCATCTTCAGAACCTTTACCTTTAGTATTAGCAGTAGCAACGACATTGAAACCTGCTTTGGGTTGTACATAACGACCAGTCTTCTTCAAGAATACACCCTTACCTTCTAAAACAGACTGAAGACAAAGGATCTTATTGGATGCCAAGTCAACTTCATCTAGAAGCAACACAGCTCCACGCTCCAAAGCTTCGATGACAGGACCATTATGCCAAACAGTTTCGCCGTTAACAAGACGGAAACCACCAATAAGATCATCCTCGTCGGTTTCAATGGTAATGTTCACGCGAATAAGTTCTCTATTTAGAGCAGCACATGCTTGCTCGACAGAGAAAGTCTTGCCATTACCAGACAGACCAGTAATAAAAGTAGGGTAGAAAATCTTGGATTGAATGATCTTCTTCACATCAGCAAAGTTTCCAAATGGAACATAGTTCTCGTCCTTCATGGGAACAAGGTTCTCATCGTTGCTATCAGCAACTGGAATAGCAGCAGGTGATTCGTAGGTTTGCTCAAGACGCTCTTGAACTGTCAGGTTCCAAGTGCCACGCTTGACATAGAAATCACGCAGACGCTTGGTAGCAGTAGCATAGGTGATACCAAAGTGATCACAGGCAGAACGAACGTGCTCGGCATTGACATCGTTGCCAAAATTTTCTGATAGGAAAGAAGCGAGTTGAGTTGTAGTGAGATCGAGTTTGGCAGGCATGGTTCGTTTCGTTGATGTAGTTATTATAGGGCAGAGTGGGGCAGAGTCAGGGGCAGAGTGGACGGTTCATCAAGCGACATACTCGATGAAGGAATTTAGTAGTTTCTTGTTAGCAGATTTGGATCCAAGCATCTTTTTAAAGGCACGAGAAATCTCACCTTTCTTAGCACCAGTCTCAACATCAAAATCTACATCAGATTCTACAGCATTATTACTAATCACATACAGAGCAGTGTAACTTTTAGGGAAAGGGACCACAGCAGATTTAGATTTTCTCCATTGCTTCTGTACTTGATCGTAGTAAGAAATATTACCGTAGATAGAAACAAAGTTACTAAGACCACCACTAGACATAATACGAAAACCAAGAACGTTTACACCAGGATTACGATCACGCAATTGTTGGATAAAAATATTAGTCATATCAGACCAAGTATCATTCATAGCATAAACACGACCGGTGGTGCGATCTCGTAAAACTGATCTGTAATCAAGGCGACGTGGACGAATATAAAATTCATCTTTATGATCGCTGTAAAGTTCACGACCATAAGAAGACTGACATGCTTCTCCGTCAGACAGAACACACACGTTTACTTTTTGAAGATCATTTTGTTTTTTGAATTGAGGGATAATATAATTCAACATAACAATACCCTCATTCAAAGGAGTGCCAGAAAGACCAATGCCAATGGTGGATTGATACGAACAAGCATACACAAAAATATATGCCTCACGATACAAGTTTAAACACATACGCTCATAGTCTTTAGAGTTAGAGCGAGAGGAAACAAAGTTCATCAAGTGAAACATATCTTTTGGCAAAAAGATCTTACCTTCCATACAACCATTTTTTTCAAAATACTCGTTATTGGAAACGTATTCATTAACACCGTTCTTGATACGTCGAACAGTATAAAACTCATTCGTAAAAGCATACACCTCAAACGGGATCTGAACTTTCTTACAGAAAGCAGTCAGATTCAACAACTGTTTTACTGTAGAAAGAATTTCATTTTGCATAGAACCAGACCAGTCAAGCAAGAATATCAAACCATGATTCTTACCATCAGGAATTACAGTTACTTTTTTGAAAAGATCTTCGTTGTACTTATAAGTATGAAGCTTAGAAGTATCAAGCACACCAGTCTTAGATTGACCAGCACGAGCATAAGCGTCAGCAGACTTACGACATTCAAATTCCTTAACAAGATAATTTACCTCTTTCTGCGATTGCTTACGAAACTCTACGTAAGATTTATCTACAGTTTCATAAGGATTGTAATAATCGTCTCCTTCATTCTTGCCAAGGAAGTTATTACGATACTCATCAATCCAGTCATGAACTTCAGTCCAATCAGCAACAAACGTGGGGAGATCCACACTGTCAGGAATCTCTACGTATACAGGATCATTGGAGTAGCGATCGGTTAAACCTTTTGCTGCCTCATTAAAACTATCTTGTGTCTTAGAACCTTCTTCAGATTCTTCTTCATCTTCCTCTCCAATACCAGATTGCTCTTGACCACTACTAGTAGTATTTTCCTGTTTAGGTTGTTCTTGATTATCTATTTCTTGCTGCTCTACATCTTCCTGTGATGCTGATGAAGTTTCATTAGCAGGCATTTCTTGTGGAGTTTCTTCCTGCTCTTCTTCTTGTTCTTGCTTGCTGAAGTTAAAAACATCTATAGCAATTTGCAAGACTTCTTCAAAAGTCTCAGCAACATCAGTACGAGCAACGAACAATTGTTCCTCAATAGAGAAAGGAACCATAGCACTAGCACCAATCTTGAAGTGAAGATTGATACGGTCAATCAAACTAAAAGTATTAAAATCTTCTCCATCGATGCTAAAGAAATCAGCTTCATTTAATTCTTTGTATCCACCAGCAAAAGACTTACGCAAACCAGGATACTTACGTTTCATGAGTTTCTCAATACGAGCATCCTCAATCACATTAACAAAGTCCTTAGGACAATCTACAACATCGCGCCAATCTTTATTGGGAGTAAAGAGAGCATGACCTACCTCATGACCCACCAGCATATCGTATACGGTGCTAGATGCCTTGTCCCAGTTAGGGAGGGTCAACACACGGCGATCCACATCAAAGGACGCTGTAGCGACTCTACGGTGCTCTACAATCAGGTTCTCTGTTGCGAGCAGTCGTGCTAAGTTTCCTTTGATCTCTTGGGATGACATGCTTCGTTTGCGTTGATGCTACTAGTATATACAAAAAAAGGGTGCCCGAAGGCACCCCTAGTCCAGTTCAGAAACTGTCTCTCGGATCACGGAGAAGTTCTTTTCTTTCTCTGCTGTGATAGTTCTCTCAAATTTACCGTCAAGGTTTTCTCTATGACTGATAACATAGATGTTTGAGTTGTCATCAAAGTTACGTAGGATCCAACTCAGATCCATACCACCTTGCTGGTCCAATGAACTGTCAAAAATCTCATCTAAGATAAGTAGATTAGTATCCACACTATTCTTAAGTTTAGCAATAGAACGCCAAGTAAGCAACAGAGCGATATCAATACGAGATTTCTCTCCTTCACTGAACG